ATAGAAAAAATATTAAAAAAGAAAATATGAAAACAGAAAAATTAAAAGAGAAGTACATTAAATATGAATTAACAAAAGATGATGTCTTCAAGCATCAGCACTACATCATCATTACAAGATCAGGAATCGAGAAAATACAAGGTATTGAAAACATTACAATATACTATGACATAATAAAAAAGCGAACCCAATTTTGCAAGTGTAAAAGCTATCGCCAGTAAAGATGGTAAAATGGTAGAAACATTCGGATCAGCTCTAAAAGGAAACAGTTTTAAAGATGGTAATACAAACACTTGGTACGTATTAGAGATGGCTGAAAAAAGAGCTTTGTCAAGGGCGGTTCTAAAAATGACAGGCTTCTATGAGCTAGGAGTATTTGGAGAAGATGAATCAGAAGAATTTAAAAACAACTAAAAAATAATAGGCAGGTTAATTATCATTATAATATTAACTGTGCGGTTATGCTTTGTAAAGATAATGCCCTGTCTATTTAATTATTAACTTAAAAACAAAAACAATGACAATTACAGGAACACTAATTAAAAAACTAGAATGTACTAAAAGGAACATCAAAAAAAGGTAATGAATGGCAAAAACAATCTATTATAATTGAAACAGAAGATCAATTTAAAACACCAGTATGTATTGATGTAATGGGTGATAAAATAGATAAAGTAGCTAATATGGAAGTTGGAAATAGATATGAAATATCTGTTAATGTAGGATCAAGAGAATATAATGGCAAATGGTACACTAATATCAATGGATGGTTCTTTGCAACTGCAAATAATAATGATAACCAATCAGAAGAAGATTCTGATGATTTACCATTTTAATTATGAAAGCAGAAGATAAGTTTTTAAATATATGTAGTCTAACAACAGATACACTTAATATTTGTGCAGATCATATATTTAGCAATTCAAGAATGAAAGAAGTTGTAATACCTAGGGCTGTAGCTTGTATGGTAGCTAGACTTGCTGAAAACACAAAGCATAGTGTGATAGCTAAAGTATTTAATAAAAACAGGGCTTCTATTTATTATTATGAAAAGCAGCATCCTAATAATTTTGCATACTGGGCGGAATATAGAAGGGCTTTTAAAAAAGTTTTAACTGCTTATAATAGAATAGAAGGCTCTAAAAAAACCTTTGATACTCAAAAAGACATGAACAACTATTTAAAATTACATAATATTGAAGATAGTAATACTTTAGATTTGCTTATAGTTATTAAATCAGGTGAAATAGAAACAAAAGTAAAAACTTCTTATTTTAATTTTTCTGATGTTATGAAAAAAATTACATTTGCATTACAGCACTACAAATATGATTNTAANATAATATGACAGAAAAGCCTAATTATTATGCAATAATACCTGCTAGTGTAAGGTACTCTAATTTAAAACCTAACGCAAAACTATTATATGGTGAAATTACAGCATTAAGTGGCAAATTAGGGTACTGCTACGCAACTAATAATTACTTTGCAGAATTATATGGAGTAAGTAAAAATACAGTAAGTAGATGGATAGGTGATTTAAATAGCTTAGGATTTATTAATATTGAAGTAGAAAGAAATGATAAAAAACAAGTGATTAAAAGGAGGATAGGTATAGTACAAAAAGATGATAGGGCTATATACAAAAAGAGCAAAGAGAATAATACAAGTATTAATAATACAAGTAATATAAATATAACTAAGGAAAAATTTATTTCTGAGGTTATGACTTTTGATTATCCTAAAGATATGCTAGAAGACTTCATTAATTACTGGACTGAAGGTAAAAGAAAAATGAGATACCAAAAGCAAAGTACTTTCGAAATTAAATTGCGGCTTTTACGCTGGTCAAAAAATCAAAATAAATGGAGTAAGCCTAAAGAGATTACTTCTAAAATAGATAGTCAATTAAACGAATATAAAAAAGGATTAGATTTATTATGAAAGAATTAAAACAATACACAACTGAAGAGCTTAAAAAACCAGTCTACGAATTAATTAGTTTAACGTCTATAGAATTAGGATTAAGGACTGACGCTAAGACTATGGTAGCTCTTTCTAAAATTTTTACAAATGATTTAATAGTAGAAAACAGATTTAATAGATTAACTTTTAATCAAATAAAAGACGCTTTTCGACAGGGAGTTAGATTCGGAAATTTTGAACCTTTTTTAAATATTAGAACTTTTTATCGTTGGATTAGAAGTCATAAAAAAGTGATAGATAATGCCACTTATATGACAGAGAATCTTAAACAAAAAAACGTTCCTTTTTATCAGCCTAAATTAAATCTTTTAAAATGAAAATATTAAATCTATATGCATGTCTAGGAGGAAATAGATATAAGTGGAATGAAGTTAAGGAAGACATAGAAGTNACCGCTGTAGAATTAGACAAAGAAGCCGCTCGATTATATCAAGAAAGATTTCCTAATGACAGAGTAATAGTAGGAGACGCTCATAACTACTTACTTAATAATTATAAGGATTATGATTTTATATGGAGCTCTCCTCCATGTCCTTCTCACAGTAGAATGAATATAAGTCAATATACCAGAGATAACTGGACTCCTAAATATCCAGATATGAAACTATACGAAGAGATTATTTTTTTAGATAAGTATTTTACTGGAAAATATTGTATAGAAAACGTAATTCCGTTTTATGAGCCTTTAATGCCAGCTAAAAAAAGACATCGACATTTATACTGGACAAATTTTTATTTGCCTAATACTTTAAGTAAAAGGGAAACTTTTGATATATGCAGAACTAAAAATCTTATAAAAGCACTATCCGAATTTCACGATTATGACTTTAACAAATATAAAGGAAAACAAAGTAAAACAAAAATGGCTAGAAATCTAGTAGACTATGAAGCTGGTAAGACTATATTTCAAACTATGCTAGGAATTAAAAATAAAGAAAATCAAAAACAAACTAAACTATTTTAACTATGGAAACATTAATCGCAGTACCTATATTCATTATATTGCTATTTATGCTTATTAACCAAAATCAAAACTATGAAAACTAAAGAAGAAATAGAGAAACTATTAACAATAGATGAACGTTTAAGAGATTCAGATTCTAAACTTATTGCTAGATTTTGGGCAAATGAATTATCAGCTAAAAATATAGATATAAATAAAATATCAGCTTATGATTTTTTATCTATGTATGCAACTAATCAACTACACAATACAGAAGGTTTAGCAAGAATGAGAAGAAAGGTACAAGAAGAAAATAAACATTTAAGAGGAAAGCATTATAAAGGTAGGCAAACAACAAAGCAGGATGAATGGAAATCTAAACTAGGATATGGTCAAAAAAACCATTAGCAAACTTAAAAAAGAACTAGATAAATGGTTTAGTTTGTTTATTAGATTGCGTGAAGCAACAGATGAAGGTGTTTGTCAATGCTTTACTTGTGGTAAAATAAATCATTACAAGAAAATGCAATGCGGACACTTCCAAAGCAGAAGGCATTTAGCAACAAGATGGCACGAATGGAATTGCCAAAATCAATGCCAAAAATGTAATATTTGGTCACAGGGCGAACAATGGAAATTCGGTATTAGTCTAAACGCTAAATATGGTGAAGGTACATCAAATGAATTAGGATTTTTAGCACAACAAAATGGAAAGAAGATGGCTTGGGAACTAGAAGAAGATATAGTTTATTACAAAACGATTGTTAAAAACTTAAAAAAAGAAAAAGGAATAGATTAATTTTTTTTTTAAATTTGACATATGCAAACACCAATATATGCAAATAAAGAGCATGAAGTTTTAGTAGAAAAATATATAACTATGACTCAGGAATTTGTAAAAGATGTAGCTAATGAATCAAGATTAGCAAACTATCAAGATATATTTGAGGTTATTATAAATTATCATAATACATATGGTGATCATAAAACTAAGAACAACTGGCATGATTGGTTAATGATATTACCTATAAATTTATCAGTAATGACAAATGGATTTTTTGCTAGGTATTGAAACAAAACGTAATGCTGCTATTGTTAGATCTTATAAAGTAATACTAAATGAAATGCTACATGATTTAGTAGATGGTCTTGAAAAATTAGAACCTGTAAATGAATAAAATATATCATATAATATCTAAGCTATCAGCTAAATTTAAAGAAATGGCTTATGGATTAACAAATGATGAAGAAGCAATTAATGATAGTGTACAAGAATTAATGCTTTATTTTTTAACTATAAATCCTCAAGTCTTAATTAATATATATGAAAAAGATGGTGAAGAAGGATTAATAAGATATGGTGCAGTAGCTTTAAGAAGGTCATTAACAAGTCCACGAAGTGCATACTATTATAAGTACAGAAAGTATTACACTAATATTTCTAGTCATTATACAACAACAGTAACGCAAGAAAACCCCCATAAAAGCATTTACAATATACCAGAAACTATAGAAGTAAATTATGATTTTGAAAAGCTAGATAAAATAGATAGTTATTTAGAAAAAAATATATATTGGTATGATAAAAAGGTTTTCGAGCTTTATTATTATGAAGGTAACACACTAGATTCACTTGCAAAGAAAACAGGAATAAGTAGAAACAGTTTGTTTTCTACAATAGATAGAGTGCGTGAAATATTAAAAAAAGAATTAAATAGAATAAATTTTTTACAAGTCAAGAAGTATATCAAGATAGACTTGCAATATGTAAAAGTTGTATTTATTATTTTAAACCTACAGGACAATGTAAAAGATGCTTATGTTTTATGAAGATCAAAGCAAGATTAGCACCAATGGAGTGTCCAGAAAAGTTTTGGCAAAAGACAACAGAAATAGAAACGCCTGATGATTTACCACAAGAAATAATAGATGAAATACTTTTAATATGGAATGACATCAAAACAGGAAGAGCAAAAAATGTAAAAGTCAAAAAGAAGATGATTGAGATATATAATGTTATACATACAACAAATTATAGTACAGGCACTAATTGTGGTTCATGTCTTAGCACTATGTTTAGCACTATGAGAAAACTATACGAAAAATATAAATGATAGAATTTTTAAGACATTTAACAGGAGTATGTGGTGAACCGCATCCAAGTTTATTAACATTAATATTTGGAACACCAATATTAAGTTATGTATATTATAAAATAAAAAGCAAAAAAAATGATTAAGGAAAACGAAATACCACAATACTATAAAGGAAAGAACGGATATATGGCCAAAGATGTTGTATCTAATTTTGATTTGAATTACAATATAGGAACAGCAGTTACTTATTTATTACGTTGTAAGAACAAACATAATGACAATGGAGTACAAGATATTAGAAAAAGCTATAAACCATCTGCACTTTGAATTAGATGAAATAATAAAAAACGAACCTAAAAACGAAACAATAACAGGTGGCTTGTATCCAAATGGTAAGCTATGATAAAATTTGTGTGTAATAAATGTAATGATACTTTAGAACTTACTAAAGCTACTATAAAAAATATAGACGGGAAGTGGCGTACAGAACAGGCGTACTGTAAAAAGTGTGATGAATGGATGCAAGAATACGATAAGGAGTTCAAAGGTTTCCCTAGTCTTATAAGAACAGAACCTACATTATCTAAAAGAGGTGATAAGCTATGGGCTTCTGCAAAAGAAAACTAATAGGTGAACGTGGTGTAAATGAATCTTTTAAATAAATAACATAAATATTCTATTATATAATATGAAACAACAAGTTAAGCTATACAAAATAAAAGGAAATCCTAACAATCCTAGAATCATAAAAAATGATAAGTTTAAAAGTTAGTAAAGTCAATTCAAGAGTTTCCTGAAATGTTAAAGCTAAGACCAATTGTTGTAGATGAAGGCTTTATGGTGCTTGGTGGTAATATGAGGTTAAAGGCTAGTAAGGAAGCAGGTTTAAAAGAAGTGTGGATAGAAATAGCAGAAGGATTAAGTGAAGAACAAAAGAAAGAGTTTATCGTTAAGGACAATGTAGGATTTGGAGAATGGGAATGGGATATATTGGCTAATGAATGGGATAGTTTACAACTTGCTGAATGGGGTTTAGATGTATGGGAAAACCTAGACGATAAAGAACCTGAAGCTGGATTAATAGATGATGATGAAATACCTGAAGTAAAAGAAAGCAAAGTAAAGCGTGGAGATATTTGGAAACTAGGAGAACATAGGTTAATGTGTGGGGATAGCACAAGTTCAGATGATGTAGCTAAACTAATGAATGGAGAGAAAGCAGATATGGTATTTACAGATCCTCCTTATGGTATGAACGCAGTAAGTAAAAGCGGAGTTTTAAGTGCAAGATACAAAACTGATATTATAGGAGATGATAATACAGATGTAGCAAGGGATTCATTTTCTTTAATTCATAGCTTGTATGATTGCACTCAGATATGGTGGGGGGCTAATTACTATTCAGAATTTTTACCAAGTGCTGAAGGCTGGATAGTTTGGGATAAAAATAATGGAGGCAGCGACCAAACAGATTGCGAGTTGGCTTGGACTAATTTCAGAAGTGTTTGTAGGTTATATAAAAAAGCAAGTNNAAAAAGAAACAGAATACACCCAACTCAAAAACCTGTAGAGTTATTTTTATGGTCAATTAAAAAATTTAAAGTTGAATTTAATATTGTACTAGATGTTTTTTTAGGTAGTGGCTCAACACTAATAGCAGCAGAGAAACTAAATAGAAAATGTTATGGAATGGAACTAGATGAAAAGTATTGTGATGTAATAATAGAAAGATGGGAGCAATTTACAGGAAAAAAAGCAAAAAAGATATAAAAAAAGCACTCCCTCTTGGAAGTGCCTTAACACGATAAAAAGATGGGCTTAATATCGTATCATTTTATAAAGAACGATTAAGCAAATATAAAAAATATATTTTAAAATGGAACAAAATAGAACAAAGATTAACAAAGAGAGACTACTAAAAGCATTAGAGAACTCATTAGGAGTTATTACAACTGCACTTAAGTCTTGTGATTTATCAAGAACAAACTTTTACAAGTGGCTAAAAGAAGATGAAGAATTTGCAGCTAAGGTCGAAGAAATAGAAAACATACAAAAAGATTTTATAAAATCTAAGTATTATGAATGTGTAAAAGACAAAGTACCTTCTGTTGTTATACACGCTGCTAAGACTAGACTAGGATGGAACGAAACAAATAAGCTAGATGTTACAAGTGGTAATGAACCAATAACTATTGAATTCAATATAGGTGAGAATCAAACCAATAATAACAGTTAAACAAGACGAGGCATTTCAATACCTAAAAGATCATGAAACAAATGAAATTCTTTTTGGTGGTGGTGCAGGGGGTGGTAAGAGTTGGTTTATATGTGCAGCAATAATATCTAGTTGTATTCAGTACAAAGGAATAAGAGTTTTACTTGGCCGTGCTAAATTAGATACATTAAAGAAAACAACATTAAATACTTTTTTTGAAGTATGCAAACAATGGAACTTAACAACACCTGAACACTACATATACAATGCACAAACAAACATTATTAAATTTTTTAATTGATTCTGAAGTTGTTCTTAAAGACTTGTTTCAGTATCCTTCTGATCGTAATTTCGATTCTTTGGGTTCTCTTGAGCTTACTATGGCAGCTATTGATGAATGCAATCAGGTTACAGAAAAAGCCAAAAACATAGTAAGTAGTAGAATAAGATATAAGCTAGATGAATATAATCTTATACCAAAACTTATATTAACTTGCAATCCTTCAAAGAATTGGGTATATACTGAGTTCTACAAAAAACACCAAGAAGGGAAACTACCTAAATACAGAAAGTTTATACAGGCCTTAGTAGATGATAATCAGAATATATCAAGGCATTATAAAGAACAGCTTAATAAATTAGATGAACTAAGTAAGCAAAGGTTATTATTTGGAAACTGGGAATATGATCTTAGTAAAGATTCACTTATAGACTATAATGCAATATTAGGAATATTTGACAATAAAGGAATAGATGGTGACAAATACATATCTTGTGATGTAGCACGTTTTGGGGCTGATAGAACAGTTATTATGCTTTGGGAGGGGCTACACCTTAGATATATCAAAACTATGCTTAAAAGTGCTGTAAATGATGTTGTAGATGAAATAAAGAAATTACAACAAGAGAATGGTGTACCATTGAGAAATATAATTGTAGATTCAGATGGTGTAGGTGGTGGTGTTTCTGATTACCTTAGGTGTCAGCAATTCCAAAACAATGCAAGAGCATTAAAGGGCGAAAACTTTCAGAACTTAAAAACACAATGTTAACTACAAACTAGCAGATCTTATTAACAATGGTCAGGTAGGTGTGAACTGCAATAATGTAAATAGCAAAGAATGACATCATAGAAGAACTAGAGCAAGTAAGAATGAAGGACATAGATAAAGACAATAAACTACAGATATTACCAAAAGATACAGTCAAAGACATAATAGGTAGATCACCTGACTATTCAGATGCCATGGCAATGCGTATGTATTACGAAATTGATAGTAACTATGGAAGATACTTTGTACAATAAGAAAGGGGCTGCACAATGCAACCCCCTAGAGAAGAAAATGGAAACAGGTGGCAAATATAACAAAAGTTATATTACCGTAAACTAAATATTAACAATTTCTATTATATATTATGAAAGTAAAAATCAAGAAAAATAAAAAAGTAAAAAAGTATAAAGTAGTAGAGAAGTGGAGTGATGTAACATTAGATGACTGGATAAAGCTAATAGCAGCAGAGGAAAAGATAACATCTGAATCAGCTTTAGAGCAAATTAAGTTATTATCTGATATTCCAGAAAAACTAATAAAAGCCTTAAGTATAGAGAATATAGCTTTAATACTTAAGCACATAAATAGAGTTAAAGATACAGCAGAAAACAAACTATCTAAGATAATTAAAATAGAAGGTAAAGAGTATGGTTTTCATCCTGACTTATCAGAAATAACTTTAGGTGAATATGCTGATATTGAAACGTTTATAAAAAATGGAATAGATAAGCATTTACCAGAAATGATGGCTATATTATATAGACCTATTGTTGAAAAGAAAAATGATGTGTACACTATTGAAGCGTATGATGGTAAAATAAGTATAAGGTCAGAGATAATGAAAAAGATGAGTGCAGAACAAGTACAATGTGCAATGGTTTTTTTTTGGACTTTCGTGAAAGTGTTCTTGAAGATTTTGCCATCGTCTTTGAAGGATCAGGCGAATCAAATGATGAAGGAGCTGTAGTAAGTGAAGACTTTGCCGAACGTTGGGGCTGGTTTGGGGTCATGTACAGGCTCTCAGGAGCTGAGATTGTAAATTTGCAAAGAATAACTGAATTAGGTCTTTTAGAATGCTTGACTTGGTTAAGTTATGAAACAGATTTAAATATTAATAGAAGCGTAAAATTAAATAATAAAAATGGCAGTATATAACAAAAGCTACAATAATGTAATTGATACTTTAAAGCAATTAGGTGTAGAACACAATCAAATACACACTACTACTACTGGTGATATATTTGATATTGATTTATCTAAAAATACAAAGTTTCCTTTGTTTCATATAAACCCAGTAAATGTATCAACAGGTCAAGCAACCCTGACTTACAACTTTCAGTTATTTGTGATGGATGCAGTAAGCGAAAAAGAAGACTGGACAAATGATAATTTTCAATCAGCAGATTATCTTAGTAATGAGCAAGAAGTTTTAAGCGATTGTTTACAAATATGTACAGATATTATTGGAATGTTTAGGCATTCTAAATGGCAATCACAATTAGCATTAGATATTGATGCTCCTGTATATTTTGGTGAGGGTGAATTTACACTAGAACCTTTTAATGAACGATTTGACAATATGCTAACAGGATGGGTGTTTCAATTACCTGTAACAGTACACAATGACTTTCAAACTTGTAATATACCTGTAGACAATGATCCAATAGGAAAATGATAAAATTTAAAATAGGAAAATTAACAATACAACTAATACCACCAAAGATTACTTATGGATTATGATAAAATACTAGAAAANCTAGAAGAGATAAGCATAGAGCTAGAAAGCTACAATGATTATCCGCAAAGCGCCACTAACAATGCTAAACGTGCAAGAAAGTGGAAAGAAGAAAATGGTAGTGATTGTGGAACTAGAGTTGGCTGGACTAGATCAGCACAATTAGCTAATAGAGAGAATATAAGTAGAGATACAATAGCAAGAATGGCTTCTTTTAAAAGACACCAACAAAATAAAGATGTACCTTATTCAGAAGGGTGTGGTGGTCTTATGTGGGATGCATGGGGTGGTACATCAGGAATAGAATGGGCAATAAATAAATTAAAACAAATAGATAAAAAATAATTATGGCAGATTTAACAGCAACAGTNACAGANANTGTNACANTAAATGGATCAGTNAGAGGTTCNACAAATACATTAACAGTTACAGGTATAACAGATGTATTTGAAAGAATAATTACCTGTCCACATTCAGCAACAACAACAATAGCAACTTTCAGTTCAAATGTATATGATAGTGCAGGTGCAATAGACAAAGAAAATGTAAGATATATAAGAGTAACAAATTTATCAGGTTCTTTAGATATTGAGCTAGGTGTAGCAGGCGCAGCATCAAACTATACAATCTTAATACCCGCAGGTAATTCACATATCATAGCAAGGGCAGATGATGTTATGTTAGCAGAAGCAGATGCAGTACCTACTTACGGTTCATTAGCAGATCTTACTAAATTAGAAGTAAGACCAACTGCTAGTACAGATTGTGATGTAGAAATATTTGTAGCTACTTTATAATGAATCTAAAAAACTTAGAAAAGTATTTAGAAAGTTTTGGTAAGTATGTAATTAAGCAATCACGTACTAATTTATCAAAAGGGAAAAAGAACGTCACAAAAGACCTGTATAATTCTTTAGAATTTAGAGTTGTAAAGGATGCAGGTGGTATTTGGGGGCTTGAATTTTTAATGCTAGACTATGGTGAATATATAGATAAAGGGGTTTCAGGTAGTCAAAAGAAAAGGACTTATAAAGATTTTACAGGTAAAAAAGTAGCAAGTCCATACGAATACACTAATAAACAACCCCCTGCAGGAATTTTAGCTAAATGGATTAGCAAAAGAAGAATAAAAGGTAGAGATAAAAAAACAGGTAGATTCATTACTAATTTAAGTTTAGCTTTTGCAATGGCAAGAACAATTAAAAGAGATGGAATAAAAGGAATTAGCTTTTTTCAAAGACCAATAGAATTAGGATGGAAAAGATTTGGAGAAGGTGTATTAGACAGTATAGCAAAAGACATAATAGATGAAATACCAGATGAAATAAATAATTAAAAAATGGCATTAGTAATAGAACAAAAACCAAAATACAGTCCAGCACCAGCTGGTCAAGAACTGATGTTTGTAATAGCTGAAGATACAAACATAATTACAACTAAAACAAATGTAAAATTTTTAGCAACAATAATCGTAGGTAAACAACAAACTCAACCAACAACTGCAGGGGTCTTCAAAGCTACACCAAATAATGCAGGAGTAGGTATGTTTGATGTAAGCACAATTATAGAAAATTATGTCAGTCCAGATTATAGTGGTGTGAATGAAGGTTTAGGCTTTCAAAATAATAGTCCTGTAGCTTCTACATATGGTTCTTTGCCTTTTGATGAAACATCTGGTTACCATCCTGTACATTTAATAGATAGATACTGTTTGTCTAGTAATTCTATAAAGTTCTTATCTATAATATTTAACATAGAATATTTAGGTGGTGATGGTGATGATAACCTAGTAGAAACTGATCCTAACATGATAGCATATAGTACATCATACTTAATATACAATGGTGTCTTATATGATACAGATATTTTAAATATGACAGGAGCATCACCTGATTTTGGATATGCTTTAGATTACAATACAGGTAGAAGAAGTTATATATTACAAACAGATGGAGCAGGTAGAGGTGAAGGTGATTACATAACAGATGCGCCAAGAACACAAGATGCTAGAATTGATGATTACGGCACACTAGCTTTTTTAATAATTTAAGATATGCATCAGGCGAAGATAGTTTCTATATAGGAACAACAACCTCCACACCTTATACAATAAAAGAAATACAAATAAAATTATACAATGCATCTGCAGTTCAATTAGGGTCAACAATGACTGTTACTAATAATCAGTTGTCAGGTGGGTATTCTAATACAGGGTCAGACATACCAGTCACTACATTTGCAACAAGTAGATTACTATATTTTGGGGCTTTTCCTGCTAACCTTACAGGAGGATATGCAGCTGACAATACTGCTTATGCTGATTGGAATACACATAAAGCAAATGTGTCTTATTATACAATACAAGCTATAAATCAAGATAGTACAGCTGCAGGCGAATTATATAGAATTAACATAATTGAAGGAGATTGTAGATATGAACACTTTAGAATCTGTTGGTTAAATAAGCACGGAGTATGGGATTACTTTACTTTTACTAAAAAGTCAATTAGAAGCCTCACAACAAATAGAACAAATTATACACAACTTGGTGGTACTTGGAATAGTAAAGCATATCAAAGAAGAGGCGATAGAGGTGGTCAAAAGAACTTCAAAGTAAACACCAAAGAAAAGATAACAGTCAATACAGATTATCTTACAGAAGATTACAATGAGATGATGGAACAGCTTATAAACAGCCCAGAAGTATATCTTGTTAATCCTTTTGATTCAACAGTTGGTTTCTTTGCTTCAGGTGGTGGTAATATAAACAGACACGTACAAGCGGTTGTATTAACAACTTCTAGCTTTACAAGAAAGACTGTAGGGAATGATAAGCTAATACAATATACAATAGAATTTGAAAGAGTAAATAACAGAAGAACACAAAGAATGTAATATGAGTGTACAATTAGTATTATTTCCACAAAACTATCAAGGTTTCAGCTACACAGCTAGTGGGCAATCCAACTTACTCTCAGATAGTAATTATTTTTTAAGTGCTTCAAGTTCTTTTATGAATACTTATACAGCAGGTAATGATGGTAATGCAGTAATTAATGGTTTTCCTGGATATAATAATTGGAGAGGGTTTTATTTAGCAGGTCAACAAAAACCACAAAGAACAGGAGGTAATCTAATTCTAACAGGTCAAAACAGTGCAACAGATAATTCAGGAGTTTATCAGAAGCTAAATAATCTAACTGTAGGACAAAATTATAGTGTGACTGTATATATAAGTGCAACTGTTGCTTCAGGATTGATTACATTTGGAATAGCTACAAGAAACGATACATGTGGTGGTGGTCAAGTGAGTTTTGCTGCTCCTCCAACACCAATGAACTACACTTTTAGTTTTACAGCTCAAAATCAGAATGAATTATTTGTATTACAATGGAAAGAAGCTGCTACAGGTGTATTAAATATAAGTAGTATATTAGTTTCTAGAATCAACAGGATTAGTAGGAGCAGGAGGAGGTGGGTTAGTAGCAGACCCAATGGATGGTCAGGTTGTTTTAGACCTATATGAAGAAACATCTATACCTCTTACATTAAGTGTAGATGATTTCAAAAATGTAGCTGAAAAGGTACAAAGCTATTCTAAAGACTTTAATTTACCAGCTACTAAAAGAAATAATCGAATCTTTGATAATATATATGAAATAACAAGATCACAAACAGGAATCTCATTTAATCCTTATGTACAAACTAGGTCAATACTTAAAGAAAATGGATTTACCATATTTGATGGCTTTTTAAGGCTTATAGAAATAAAAGAACAGAATGGTGAAACAAGCTACAATGTAAACTTGTTTTCTAAATCAATAGCATTAGCAGATATACTAAAAGGAAAAACATTTTCAGACCTAGACATCTCAGAGCTAGATCACATATATAATAACACTAATATATTTGCAGCTAGTCAGGGTGTATTGGCTTTGCAAAACCCATTACCAGCTAACACATTTGCAGGAACAGCTGGAGCATCAACAACTAATGTACTAAGATATCCTCTATGTAATTGGAATGGAAAAATAAGAAGACAACCAACAAGTGACCAGATAAATCCAGGAGGCGCAACGCAAGGTTTTCCAACTGCCTCTAATGAATGGATTAGCAACATTCTATAGGCCTTGGATTAAACTTAAATATTTGATACAAAATATATTTAGAGATGCAGGTTTTACATTTACATCTCCATTGTTTGATTCAGCTGAATTTAGCAATTTATATATGGACTTCAATTGGGGTTCTAACAACCAGCCAGCGGAGATAGATACTGCATTTGAAGTATATTATAATTCAGGAAGTCCATCAAGTGTTGCTACAGCCGCAGGTACTACAATGATATTTCCAGATATAGACCACCCTTTTGGTCTTAATCCTGATCCAATCCCTTCACAGCTAAATACAACAACTAGGAGTTTTTACATCAGATAGAGAGGGTATGCTTGTAGATATTAGAGGGACACAGTATATAAAAAACAGTACAGGTCCTGGTTCAGCCGACTATACCTTCCTTAACAGAGGTTCGTTATTGTAGAAGCTGGTACAGGCGTAGAAACTATAATATGGTCGCACTCGGTTTCTGTTGATATTGTGGCTAGTTTTTATATTAGTACTCCTCTTATGACTCTGAATACAGGAGACACAATGTTTGTCAGGTTTAAAGATATGACAACAAGTGGAGCAACAGGAAATCTTATACAATTTTATGGTGGATCTTTTTCACATTCATCTTTAGGATATACTGTACAAGCTCAAGCACTAGCATCTCAAAATATAATTAATAAGCATAGAGGTAAACTAAAACAATGGGATTTCTTAAAAGACATTTTTACAATGTTCAATTTAGTTACAATACAAGATAAAACAAACCCTACAAATCTTATCATAGATACTTATGATAACACCTTTTTAAATAATAGTGATTCAGAAACATTTGACTGGACACAAAAAGTAGATCAATCTACAATACAAATAGAGCCGCTAAAATTAAAAAGAGATGTAATAATGAAGTATAAAACAGATGACAAAGATTATTGTGCTAAAGTCTTTAAGAATGCTTGTTTTCAATATGAATATGGTAGTAAAAGATTAGATGGCTCAACAGCAATACCTAGTACAAATCAATTAACTAATTTAACAGGTGAAGAAAAAATAGAACTTAAAATATTTTCATCTACAGTTGTCAAGCCTATATTTTCAGATATATCAGAATGGATCGCACCCTGTATATATGGCTCAAACGATGAAGGTAGTGAATTTAAAAGCATAGACAACAACCCTAGAATGCTTTATAATGTAACAGGTGATGTGAACTACACGCTCACTACTATGACATTCTTTGTCGGTCCTGAAAATGGGGCAGGTGCTAATAATACAAGTACATATCAAAGATTTAGTCATACATCTACAATACCTTCAGTTACCAATACTTCGACTGGATATAACTTTGAAAATGAATATGGTTTAATAGGCATAGGAGCACCTCCTGTAGATAATTTATTTAACAGGTTTTATTCAAATTATTTTTCAGAACTATATAACCCTGACACTAGGATTGTAAAAATATCTGCATTATTATCACCAGCTGACATTACAAATTTTGAGTTTTACGATAAGATACAAATTAAGAACAGATTATATAGAGTTAATAAAATAGATTACAAGCCTGGAGCATTAACCAAATTAGAATTAATACTAATACCATAATGGATTTTTTAAAAGGATATAATATAAAACCGCATACAGTAACAGAGACAGAGAATATTGTTCTATTTACAGATGGCAAAAATACTGGCATCTTTCCTTCTAGGGCTGCGTGTGAAGCATATGGATATGAATTTGACACTTATACTGGAACTTGTAAATTAAAAGGTGCAGAAACCAACTCTCTGTTAAATAGTTTTGATAATTTGTCTAATTACGATAAAGGTGGTGATTGTATTAATAGTCATAATATGCTTCTTACAGGAGTAGATAATAGAACACAAGGACAAAATAATAATGGCTTTATAGCAGGAAAAGAAAACCTAATAGAAGGCGGAATAGATAATGCAGCTGTATTTGGTGTTAATGGTAGTGCTTATAGACAAAATGAATTTGCAATAGGTGGAGGTGGAACTACACAAAGCCAAACTATAGGAGGATCAACAACCAGTTTACATACAAACAAAAAAATGTCTATTGTAGAATTATCAGGTGTAAGTACAACAAATGCTGCAATAAATCTTACTGTAGGAGGTGATGGTTCTAGTTTTATAGATGTAAAACCAAGTTCTATAATAGGATATGAGATATATTTAACAAGATTAGAATTGGGTGGATCAGCAGGTACAGTTGGTGATTTTAGTTATAGAAACAGAAAAGGAGTAGTACAAATAGATAGTTCATTTAATATGAATTTTATTGTAGGATTTACAAGAAACATAGGTAAAGTTGGTGGCGTTAACGGAACATTTAGTGAAGTAGACACATCAGTAGGTAATAATAAATCTTGGTCAATACAATGTAGTGATAGAAACAATGTTAATAATATATGGTCAGCGGTTGTGTATTTACATGAAATTGTATCTACACAAGTAGATTTACCATAAAAAAAGAATAAAATGGCAGATAAAACAGTAAGTTTAGAAATAAAATCAAATATTGGAGCAACAGCAAAAGACGCAGGTGAATTAGCTAATGAATTTAAGTTTATGGGTGTTTCTCTTAATGATATAAAAGGGGGTTTTACAAAATTAACATCTACAGCAGCAAAGTCTTTTAGTAGTATTAAAGCAGGATTAATAAGTACAGGTATAGGTGCTTTTGTTGTTGCTGTAGGTTCATTAGTAACTTATTTTTACACAAACTAAAAGAGGTGCTGAATTATTAGAAACAACTTTAGCAGGTTTAGGAGCTGCATTTAATGTAATAGTAGATAGAGTGTCTAAATTTGGTGATGGTATTGTTAAACTATTTAAAGGTGATACAAAAGGTGCTTTAGAAGATATAAAAGGTACATTCAAAGATATAGGTGAAGAAATTGTAAATGACACAAAACAAGCCTTAGCTTTAAAAGATGCATTCCAAAAATTAAGAGATAGCAATAGAGATTTAAATGTAGAAACAGCTAAAAGAAGGTCTGAAATTGAAGAACTTAAATTAATAGCAGAAGATGTTACAAAATCAGAAGAAGAAAGATTAGAAGCAGCAGAAAAAGCCTTTGATATAGAGAATGAATTACTTGACAAAAGAATAGCAAATGCAGAAGAAGAATTAAGAATACAACGAGAAGAAAACGCATTAGGTGAATCTAAAGCAGAAGATTTAGACAAAGAAGCAGATCTTGAAATAAATTTATTTAACATTAAACAAGAAAGTATAACTAAACAAATAGAACTTAATAATAAAATAAATGGTATAAAAAGAGAAGCTGAAGCAAAAGAATTACAAGCACTAAAAGACCTACAAGCAGCAGACAAAGAAAGGATGGGAACGTTAGAAAAGCTGCCAGTAAGAACACAAGAAACAAACGACCAAATAATACAATCAGATGCAGAATTAACAGAACAAATACTGGGGAATACCGACAAACAAGTATTAAGTCTTAAAGATTTAGAAGACTTTAAAATATACGCTGCACAACAAGCACTAGATATTGGCCTAACAGTTTTAGATACAGAGATGTCATCACTAGAAAGTTCTTATCAAAAGGAAAGGCAATTAGCAGAAAAGAATGGTGGTGATTTAGAAGCTATTGACCAAAAATTTGAAAAGAAAAGAAAAAGATTAGCAAAACAGCAAAAGGCCTTTAAAGTAGCACAAGCCTTAGTAAACACTTATACATCTGCAACTGCTGCCTACAATCAGGCAATGGATGGAATACCTGCTCCTGCAGGTCTAATAGCAGCACCAATAGCAGCAGGTTTATCAGTAGCAGCAGGTTTAGCGAATGTTAGACAAATACTGAAGCAAGATACTGGTGGTGGTGCAGGTGGAGGAGGTGGAGGAGGTGGAGGTGGAATGGGTGGCGGTCAACCTGCTCCAGATATGCAATCAGGTAAGTTTGAATTATCAGCACCTGCTCAAGAACAAGAACCTGTAAAAGCCTTTGTAGTTACCGATGATGTAACACAAGGACAGGACAAATTAAGCACAATAAGACGTAATGCAGTAATATAAAAAACAAATAAATTAACAATTAATCTATAATATAATATGCCGTGTAAAAAATGTAAAGATGGAAAATATAAATGGGGTAATACTGGTGAATGCAAGTATGACACCATAGAAGAGTGTGAAAAAGCTAATGCTGACTACTATGAAGAAGAACTTAAGACAACTAAAATAGTTGAATTAGTAATTGAAGAAGATAACCAAGAATTAGCAATAGATGCTATAAGTCTAGTTTCAGCACCTGCAATAGAACAGGACTTTGTTTACGTTGGAAAAGAAAAACACAATTTGACTTTCGCAAAAGTAGATGAAGAAAAAAGAATGCTTGTAAGTCCAGCGTTGATACCAAATAAACAGATATTCAGATATGATCCAAATACAGATCAAGAATACTATGTATATTTTAGCCCTGAAACAGTACGCAAATCAGCTGAACTTTATTTAAAACATAATAATCATCATAAGGCAACCTATGAACACCAAGATAGAGTATCAGGTGTTTTAACTACAGAGTCTTGGATAATAGAAGACCCAAAAATGGATAAGTCAAGACTTTATGGTTACAATTTACCTAGAGGAACGTGGATGGTTGCTATGTCTATACAAAATGATGATTTATGGAAAGAAATTAAAGCAGGAAATTTAAGAGGATTATCAATCGAAGGGTACTTTGTGGATAAGATGCAAAATATGTCACAGCAACAACCTACTGATGAAGAAATACTTATAGCACTTAATGAAATTATACAAGAATCTGAAAAATCAAATAAATAAACTATATATCTATTATATAATATCAACTTAAATTTAAGAATACAATTATGGACATAAAAAAGCAAATCAAAATAGCACTTGGTCTAGAGAATGATGAAGTGAAATTAGCGTGGCAATCCAAATCAGAGGATGGCACTATTTTAGTATCTACTGCTGAAGAACTAGAAGCAGGAGTAGATATATCTGTACTTACAGAAGATGGAACAACTATACCTTTACCAATAGGTACTTATAAGCTAGATACTGGCGTTTCTTTTAGAGTAGAAGAAGAAGGTGTAGTTTCAGAAGTTATGGAATCTGAAACAGAAGAAGAAGATACACCTAAAGAAGAAGCTACTAAAGAAGAAATGGCAGAAGAAGATGATTATGATGATGAAGCAGCAGTTTACGATTGGGAGGGTATGGAGAAGCGAATAAAGCAATTAGAGGATGCGGTAAGCGACCTTAAAAGACAAATAGGCGAAACAGGTGATGTAGAAGAAATGTCAGAAGAAACTGAAGAGCCTTCAACAAATCCTAAATCAATAAAAACAACAGAAGTAGTTGAATTTTCAGCAGAAGAAGAAATTGAAAAATTAAAAGCTGAAAACGAAAAACTTAAAACTGAACTAAACGCAAAACCTGCTGATAGTCCAGTTAATGTAAACAAGTTTTCAACTGACAAACCTGTATTAGGCAGAAAAAATTATAATAAACTTTCTAAAAGAGAGAGATTTTTATACAATTTAAATAAATAAATATTAACTAAAAAACAAATAAAAAAATGGCATTTAATGTAACATCAAATTTTGCAGGAAAGGCGGCTGGTTTTTATATTGCAGCAGCTCTTAAAGAAGCAAAATCATTAGATTTTATCACTACAATGGAAAACGTGAAATTTAAATCTAATATACAACGTATGGCAGGGTCAACAGTAGTTAGGGACGCAACTTGCGACTTTACTGATCATCGTACTCTTGCTATGACAGAAAAAGTTCTTACTCCAAAGAATTTACAAATTAATCTTGACCTTTGTAAGAAAACATTACTTACATCTTGGGAAGCTCTTGAAATGAGAGCAGGTGCAGGCGCACCACCACCACCATCATTTGAGGATTATGTAATCTCTTATATGGGAGAAATTATTGCACAAGCAACTGAAAATTCTATATGGAATGGTACAGAAGCAACAAATGGTGAATTTGAAGGATTTGTATCAGCAGCAGGATATTTATTACCTGCACAAGATGCAACTGTAATTCAATCAGCAGCTTCTGGTGCTTATACTGCAGCAAACATTATAGCTAACTTACAGACTTTAACTTCTGATATGGCTAGTAACGTACCTGCAATATTAGGTAAAGAAGATTTACACATATACATGAACAACAAAACTTATGCTTTATATATTTCAGCAGTATCTACATTAGGATATGTTAACGCATATAACATGAATGGAGACTACGAGCCTGTATTTGAAGGTTATAAGATTGCTGTTTGTCCTGGTATGGTAGACAACCAAATGGTAGCAGCAGAAAAGTCTAATCTATTCTATGGAACGGATTTACTTTCGGATGCAACTAGAATCACTTTAATGGATATGTCAGCTCTCGATGGCTCAGACAATATGAGACTTGTAGCTAGATATTCAGGTGGTGTTAATTCTGGAGTTGGTGCAGATATCGTAAGACAATCATAATATTACAAAATAGGGAGTTGAAATATACTCCCTGTTTTTAACTTTTAAAACAAAAAAACAATGGCGTGTACAAATTTAACAAAAGGAAGAGGATTAGATTGTAACAGAGTCAGCGGTGGTGTAAAATACATCTACTTCTCTGTTTATGATGAGATTACATCTTTTGCTTATGATGCAGTTGATAAGTCAACTATCGACACTATTGATTTTGGTGGTAATACTATATATAGATATACTGTGCCTAGAGGTTCAACAACTATTACAGATACTATTACAGGAAGTGTAGAAAACGGCACAATCTTCTATACTCCTACTGTAAATATGGTTCTTAACAGATTAACGCAACAAGACCAAGAGGAGATTAAGTTATTAGGGCAAACGCAGGTAAGAATATTTGCTCAACTTAATGCAACTCTAGCTAATGGTCACGATGTGTTAGTTGCTTTAGGTATGACAAATGGAATGAGTTTAAATGCAGGTACAATCGATTCTGGTGCAGCATTTGGAGATCGTAATGGTTACACTCTGACCTTTGATGGTTTAGAAGCAATTCCTTTTGCATTCTTAGAAGATTATACAACAGCACCATTCGATAATGCAGGATTTACTAACAAAGCGGGAACATTCCCTACTACATCATAATACTTCACTTTAATTAGTGTTTTCATATTTTTCTTGATTAAGAGGGCTTAGGCTCTCTTTTTCTTTTATATGCAAATATTTAAACAGTTTTTCTATTATATAATATGATCCAAGCAGTAACACAATCTTCATTTGATGCATATATAAGTACAGAAGACACTCGTATTGATAATTCAGCAGGTTCTGATAAGATTAGACACTTAGTAAAGTTTACTAATGACATGGATAAATCAGTTCAATATGCCTATCCTAATAATCATTTAATATACGATAGATATACAAAAATGTCATTTACTTATAACGCTACGCCTGATGTTTATACAGGTGACACAAAACTTATACCGTCAGGATATTACAAATATGAAGTTTATGAAGTTTCATGGACTGGAGCAGTTGCAATAAGTGCAGGAAACGCACCTGTAACTGAAGATGATATACTACCTGTAGGACCTACACATGGGGTGGTGCAAGGATTAGTAGCAATAGGAAAATTAAATATGTCAGATTTAACAGGAACAGCACAAGTACAATATACGCAACATCCTGAACCATCTGGCACTAATTACATATATTACGGACAATAAAAAAATAAACAATGGCAATAGAAAACGTTCAACAACTATTAACAGAACAATTAGGAAAAGGTACAACAGAAATATTTACAACAGCAGCACAAACGAGTAAAGACTATTATGCTGTTCATTTTCCTGTAACTTCAGTTATTTCAGCAATAACAGTAGCAAATGCAACAGGCGAAAGCGCTTTACAAACTACGATCCCTGCTGGAACTGTGTTATACATGAATATAACTGCTATTACCCTTACTTCAGGTATTGGTATAGCATACGTAGAATAATATGGCATTATCATTAAAATTAGGAAANAGCTTAACAACAAGCGGATATCTTTATGATAATATCTGGGCTTTAGGTTTTAATGGAACTGATGAATCTGTAACTGTAGATGCAGTTGCTAGTAGTTTAGATAGAACGCAGGGTACAATTATAGCCTGGGTCAAACTTAACACTATGAGTACGACAGGAGCAGTATTCCAAGCAAGAGTAGATTCTAATAATTTTTATAATTTATTTTATCATGCTTCTAGCAATGAAATGCGTTTTACATACAAAGCAAATGGAACAGCAAAAGTTGTAGCCTTTACAGATGCTATTGAAGCAGATGGTAAGTGGCATCATGTAATGGCAACCTGGGAAACAGCTGAAGATGAAGTCAAAATATATTTAGATGGTACATTAAAACAAACAGCTACAGGATTAGGTAGCTTTACAGGAACACCAAGCCTTGCAGATATTGGTCAGAATACACAAGATGGGGCTTTTTTTAATGGTAATATAGCTGAAGTAGGAATATTTGCAGGTGTTATGCCTGTATCTCGAGTTTACGTAGCTGATAGAGAGCCTGTTAACTTAACAAGCAATGACAAGATTAAAAGGATATTATCAATTCAATAGTGGCTCAGGAACTGTTGCTGTAGACAGCTCAGGTAATGGATTTAATGGAACATTAGTAAACACACCAACATGGTCAAAAAGTGTACCATATAAAGCAAACTAAAATGAAATATGTAATTATACCATCATCAGAATTATCAAATATAGACTTTAGCCAGGTGCTTGAAACATCTGCTAGTACATTAAGATATTCATTAGATGATTCAGAATTTTTACTTAAATTTGAAGGTGAAACGCCTAGNTTNTTAGAAGGCAAAACGGAATATGATTATTCATCTATTATGGATATACTAAACGGATCAGACTGGTCAGAACAAGATTAANTATGAAAGACAATATTTTACAAGTAAANTTAGAAACAGAAACAGCACCGCAAGTACAAGAAGTGCGTGGTAAAGACTATATCGAATATGGAACTGATAATTGGAAGAACGCCTACCCACAGTTCTTAATAGACTTATACTATAATTCTAGTACACACGCTGCAATTATAAACGCAACAGCAGAGATGATTGCAGGTGAAGACATTATTATAGATGATGAATATGATGACAGCATAGATGTATATGTAAAACTTAAAAAGTTTTTTAAATTCGCAAATAGTAAAGAAAGTTTACATCAAGTAATTAAGAAACTATCTTTTTGATTTTAAGCTACAAGGTGCTTATGCTATCCACGTTATTTGGAATCAATCACGTACAGAAATAGCAGAAATATATCACGTTCCTGTAGAAAGAGTAAGGGCAGGTAGACCTAATGCTATGGGCAAAGTAGACACTTATTTTCTTAGTGCGGACTGGGGCAACACAAGAATACATAAACCTTATTCAATTCCTGCCTTTAATGTTAATGACAGGACTTCAGCTAGTCAGCTAATATACACAGGTTCTTACAGTCCTAATATGGATATATACCATACTCCTGATTACGTTTCTGGATGTAACTGGGCTTTAGTAGACCAAAGAGTAGCTGAATTTCACTTAAACAATATACAGAATGGATTTAGTGGCTCTTATTTCATCTCCTTTGCGAATGGAGTACCAACGCAAGAAGAACGCTTTCAGATAGAAGAAAGTTTATCTCAAAAGTTTACAGGAGCATCGAATAGTGGTAAGTTTGTGCTGACGTTCTCTGATGATAGAAACAGAGTGCCTGAAATCACACCAATAGCTGTTAGCAACGCTGACAAGCAATATCTTGCTTTACAAGAGCTACTGGTTCAAAACATACTTACAGCTCACAGGGTGACCTCTAAGACGTTAATGGGGATAGATTCTACAAATGGTTTCAGTTCTAATACTGATGAACTGATAAACGCTGCAAACTTTTATCAAAATACTGTTGTAAGACCATTCCAATTAAATATACTAGAAACACTACATACAATATTTTCAGTAAACAATATGGATATGCCTGTT